GTCAAATAAGAAGCGGCCTTTATTGGAGACACCTGGATAACGTATGAAGACGAACTACATCGCCGTCTGCACTCCTGCGCGTGACATGGTTCATACCATGTTTACCTACGATCTTGTTAACCTCGTTTGCTATCACACGTTAAACACGAACGATGCGATCTCGCTGAAGATCTCTGAAGGTACGCTGATCGCAAACCAGCGCGCCGAGTTGTCGCTGGATGCGATGCGCGAAGGCTGCTCGCACTTGCTGTTTATTGACTCGGATATGCGGTTCCCGCAGGACATGATTGCGCGCCTGCTGGCGCATGATGTGGATATCGTGGCCACGAACTGCGCCAGGCGCCGGATGCCCACCGGGCCGACAGCTCAGGTCTATAAAGAAAACGGCGACCGCGAGCTGGTCTGGACAATGTCCGAGAGCACCGGCCTGCAAGAAGTTGGCTCTGTCGGCATGGGCGTGATGCTCATCAAATCCAGCGTGTTCAAGGCGTTAAGTGAACCGTGGTACGAAACGCCCTGGCGTAGCGACAAGCGTGGCTATATCGGCGAGGATGTGTTTTTTTGTAAGAAGGCACGCGAAGCTGGATTTAGAATCTGGATTGACCACGATGTGTCTAAGGAAATCGGACATATCGGAATGTTCGAGTTCAAGCACGATCACACCTGGGCGATCAAGGATCTGGAAAAAGCGAAGGGAACCTAATGGCACTGACGACATACACCGAGCTGAAGGCGTCGGTTGCCGACTGGCTAAACCGCACCGACCTGACCAGCGTTGTCCCGGACTTCATCGCTCTGGCCGAGGCTCAGATCGAGCGCACGCTGCGCACCCGCCAGATGATCGTGCGCGCTACTGCGTCGATTGACACCGAGTACAGCGCTGTGCCGGCTGACTTTCTGGAGACCAAGTCGATCAAGCTGAACACGAACCCGGTAACGGCGCTCACGTTTGAGTCTATCGACGCTCTGGATGCCCTTAAATCTACAACGTATATATCTGCGGGTAAACCCCAGTATTTCAGCATTGTTGGCGGTCAGATCCGCGTGCTGCCGGTGCCGGACAGCACCTACACCGCAGAGCTGATCTATTACGCGAAACTGACAAAGTTGTCCGCGTCGGTTGCATCGAACTGGCTGCTGTCGCAGGCACCGGACGTATATCTTTACGGCTCGCTGATGCAGGCCGCGCCGTATTTGAAAGATGATGCCAGAATCCCGGTATGGGCCGCGATTTACACTCGAGGCCTTGAGGAGCTGCAGATTGCCGACGACCGTGGCGCTACCTCTGGCGGTGCCGTGATGATGCGAGCCAGGACTTTCGGATAAGGAGTTTTTTAAATGTCATCGTTTACCGACTACACCGAGAACCTGGTTCTTAACTGGCTTCTCACCACCAACAGCGCCACCCGCCCCACGGCGTGGTATATCGGCCTCTTCACGGCTGCCCCGTCCGACACGGGCGGCGGCACTGAGGTATCTGGCAACGGTTATGCGCGCACCGCAACCGGCACGATTACCGTGTCGGGCACGTCGCCCACCAATGCCACGAACTCGGCCGCGATTGAGTTCCCGGCTGCCTCTGGTGGTAACTGGGGTTCCATTGGCTGGGCCGGCATTTTTGATGCTTCCACCAGTGGCAACCTGCTGGCCTGGGCGGCTCTTAGCACCTCGCGCACGATTAACGATGGCGACGTGCTGCGGATTCCGGCCGGCGATCTGGACGTCACCTTGACCTAACGGATTATGGCTGCCTACGGCTCCGGGCCATACGGAGGCGGGAATTACTCCTACGGGGTAACGCTCGGGGCCGTAACTTTCACTGCCGCGTCTACCGCGGCATTTAGCGCCGTCCGCTATACGTTCGGCGCCTTCACTGTTGCCTCGTCTTCGACAATGGCGGCAGCTGCCAATGTCGTAAAGACCGCATCGTTTTCGGTCTCCGCATCCTCTTCTACGTCTGTTAGCGCACAGCGCGTTGCGATAGCAACGGCTAGTGTCGCGTCCGCGTCTAGCTGCAGCATTTCCGCAGTGCGGTACGCCATTGGCGCTTTCACTGCGGCCAGCTCGTCGGCGATGAGCGCCTCGGCCGTCCGTTACGCAATTGCCTCGTTTGCCGCAAACGACGAAAGCGCGATGTCGGTCTCGGCGATCCGGGTGCCGATTATCTTTATTGAGATCGACGCCTGGGCCGAGATGACGGTGAGCACCAGCGTCATCGTCAACCAGGCGGTGACGATTAACGCCGAATCGTCGTTTGCGATTAATGGGGTAAAGGTCCAGATCGCCCCCATATTGATCGCATCTAGTTCTGGCATAAGCATCAATGCTGTTCTAAAATGGGTGCCAGAATCTGACACGGCAGAAACATGGACGAGCATCCCGGACACGGACGAGGTCTGGACTGCGGTTTCTGGCGCTTCTACAAGTTGGGTCGCACAAGACGACACCGCAGAAACTTGGACCCCTATTTCCGAAAACTCTGAAACGTGGCAGATTGCTGCATGAGGTGATAAATGGCTGATACGACTACCACTAACCTGCTGCTGACCAAGCCCGAGGTCGGTGCCTCCACGGATACCTGGGGCACGAAGATTAATACCGATCTTGATACCTTGGACGCTGTTTTCAAGGGTGACGGGACTGGAACGTCTGTCGGGTTAAATGTTGGATCTGGGAAGACTCTTTCTGTCGCTGGAACTCTTACAGTGACCGGCGCCTCTAGCACGATTGACGCTACGGCCATTGGCGCAACGACTCCAGATACCGGCGCATTTACTACGTTGTCCGCGTCTGGTGTGGCAACGCTTTCCGGTGGAACTCGCTCAGGCTCTTATTACGACGCCAGCGGCGGCAGCAATGCTGTCCTGTACGGCGTGGCTGCGCCCACGGGGTCAATGGGCTTTCGCAACCGCATCATTAACGGCGATATGCGGATTGACCAGCGCAATGCTGGGGCGAGTGTAACTCCCGCCACGGATGCCTACACGCTGGATCGATGGGGGTATGCCTCGAGCCAAGCAAGTAAATTCACGGTACAGCAGAATGCGGCTTCGGTTACGCCTCCTAGCGGCTTTACAAACTATCTTGGCGCAACTGTCGCCTCTTCTGTTTCTATTGCGGCTTCTGACTATTTCTGGATTCAGCAGTTTATTGAAGGCTTCAATATCGCTGATCTTGGTTGGGGGGCTTCTGGCGCTCAGGCCGTTACGTTGTCGTTCTGGGTTCGTTCTTCTTTGACCGGAACCTTTGGCGGCGCGCTACAAAACAGCGCCAGCAACCGCTCCTACCCGTTTAGTTACACCATCAGTGCGGCTAACACCTGGGAACAGAAGACAATTAACATTGCGGGTGACACGACCGGCACTTGGCTAACGACCAACGGCAAAGGCATCCGCTTGAGTTTTGGTTTGGGTGTTGGTTCTGACCGCACTGGCACCGCAGGCTCTTGGGCCGCAGCGAACTACGCATCGGCAACGGGCGCAGTCAGTGTTGTTGGAACCGGATCGGCCACCTTCTACATCACCGGCGTCCAGCTTGAAGCTGGCTCTGTCGCCTCGCCGTTTGAGCGCCGCCCTTATGGCGAGATGTTGATGCTCTGCCAGCGGTATTTTGCAAAGTCCTACAACGTGGATGTCGCGATTGGAACCAGCACGGGTGTCGGGTGCTTGTCTTTGCGAAACTGGGATTCAACGGGTTCCCGCTCTGCAGTTCCATTGCTAACTCGATACCCTGTTTCTATGCGCGCTGCTCCGACGCTAACGGTGTATAGCATCAACGGCAACAGCGGCAATATTAGTGAATCAGGAGCGTCTGACACAAATACAACTAACCGGGCAATTTCTGCGCTTGAAGGGCAAGGAGCAAATGGATTTTCTGGCGCTTCGCTGTCTGCAAGCGTAGCCGCATTGCAGTTTTATAACTGGCATTACGCCGCATCTGCGGAGCTTTAATCGTGTATAAGTCCTGTAAAAATCAAGAGACGGGTGCGCTGGTCAATATGGTTTTGCGCCTCGCAGACAACGCCTTCATCCCCTTCGACCCCGACAATACCGACTATCAGCAGTACCTGAAATGGGTCGCTGAAGGCAACACGCCGCTGCCTGCGGAGGGGTAAGCCATGAGCGCCGAAGTCGCAAAAGTAGCCACCACCGCGCAGTACGGGGGCAGCGCCAGCGCCGTCTACTTCGGCCTGACCGCGAACGAGATTGCGGCTTTCGGTGGTTTGATCATCGCCATCATCGGCTTGGCCGTGAATATCTGGTACAAGCACCAGCATCTAAAAATCGCCAAGCAAAAGGCAGAGGATGATGCTTGACTTCGTCCTGGGCTTTGCTGTCGCGGGTTTTCTTGTCGCTTCGCTGATCGGCCTGATCAAGCTCGGCATTTGGGTCTTGATGTGACATGGACCCGATTACAGCAGCGGCGACCGCATTCGCTACCGCTCAGGCTGCTGTCGCTGGAATCCAGAAGGCGATCAAGCTAGGCAAGGACATCAACCAATTAGTCGGAGAATTCGGCAAGTTCTTTGATGCAAAGGACGCCGTCCAAAAAGTTGCCAACGATAACGCCAAGAAGGGCCAGTCAGACACTGGCCGGGCGATGGAAATCGTGATGCAGGCCAACGCTCTGCGCGAGGCCGAAGAGCAGCTCAAACATCAGTTGATTTATGGCGGCTACCCTGAATTGTGGGAGCAGATGCTGCGTGAGCGCATGAAGATCAAGCAGGCGCGCGCAGCAGCCGAGCGCGAAGCGAAGATCGCCAGGCGCAAATTAGTGGCGCAGCGCCTCCTAGCCGCGCAGATCATCGGCGGCGCCATCGCCGTCATCATCATTGGCGTAATCATTATTTTTATCATCCGACAGGCGATGACTTAAAGGGGACAAGCATGGAATGGCTTAAACAGATTGCACCGACTATTGCGACCGCGATGGGTGGACCTCTAGCCGGCATGGCTGTGGCGGCCATCTCTAAGGCGATTGGCGTCGATGAGGAAAAGGTCGGCGACCTGATTAGCAACAACAAACTCACGGCTGACCAGATCGCCCAGGTCAAACTTGCGGAGATTGAGCTGCAAAAGCAGGCGCAGGATCTCGGCCTTAACTTTGAGGAACTCGCCGTAGACGACCGCAAAAGCGCTCGAGAGATGCAGGTGGCAACCCGATCCTGGGTTCCGCCTTTGCTGGCGGCGTCGGTGACACTAGGTTTTTTCGCCATCCTTGGCGGCATGATGTTTGGCCGTATGTCGGTCGCTGATAACACTGCGCTGACGATGATGCTCGGCTCGCTCGGCACCGCCTGGACCGGCATCATCGCCTATTACTTCGGATCGTCTGCTGGCTCGCAGGCTAAGACTGAACTTCTCGGAGGCAAGAAGTGAAAGAGAACTTCGACCAAGCGCTGGCCGCCATCCTTCACCACGAAGGAGGTTACGTCGACCATCCGAAAGATCCGGGAGGACGAACTAATTTAGGCTGCACTCAGCGCGTTTGGGAGGAATGGGTCGGCCATCCAGTAGATGAGAAAACCATGCGCGGGCTAACGCCTGCCGATGTGGCTCCGCTGTATAAAACGAAATACTGGGACAAGATCAAAGGCGACGAGCTGCCCACTGGCGTCGATTACGTCGTATTCGACGCGGCCATCAACTCCGGCCCAGGCCGAGCCGCCAAGTGGCTACAGACGGTTGTCGGGGCTGTGCCCGACGGGGCCATTGGCGCGGGCACTCTGGCCAAGGTGGCCGCTATGCCTTCGGCCGACATTGTGGAAAAATACCAGCAAACCCGTTTGCAGTTCCTTCAGAGTCTGCCGACATGGGATACTTTTGGCAAAGGCTGGGGACGTCGCGTCGCGGAAGTAGAGGACGCAGCCGGCAAGATGCTCGCATAAAACAACATGGCTACAAACCTTAATCAGCAGATCCAGGTGCCTGCGCTGCCCGACATCGGGTCGGCGCCGCAGGCATACGACCGCGGGTTTGTAGATCAGACAAGCGGCGCTCTTCGCACGTTTTTCATCAAATTGGTTAACTCTATTTCGGCGCTGTTTGGGCCTCGCGGCGGCAAGTATCTGAATACTCCTTACGGCGCATTTCAGGATTCCACCGACCAGACGGACGGGTCAACCGCTGTCGCGTATTACTTCCGCTTCAACACGACGGATTTCAGCAACGGCATTTCAATCGTTTCGCGAACCGCTTCATTTACGGGCTCGATTGCCACGACGACTCTGACCGTTTCGGCGGTTTCTGCTGGCGCCATTTTCCCGTCGATGCAGCTCACTGGCACTGGCGTAACGGCGGGAACGCGCATTGTTGCGCAGCTTACGGGAACCACTGGCGGAGCAGGAACTTATACGGTTTCCGTTTCACAAACCGTTTCATCTACAACCATAACGGGCGACTTGCCTTCAAAAATCGTTGTTTCGCAGTCAGGCTTTTATAACGCTCAATTTAGCGCGCAATTTGTCAACACGACAAACGACGTTCAGGATATTGATATCTGGTTCAGGAAAAACGACGTCAACGTAGACAACTCAAACAGTGAATTCGGCATCAAGGCACGCAAGTCGACAGGCTCGGCGAGTCGCCTGATTGCCGCAATGAATTTTGTTCTCGACCTTGAGGAAAACGACTATTTCGAGATGATGTGGCGCGTGTCGGATTCCGGCGTGTCACTGGAACAGTTTCCCGCCGTAACGGCCAGCGGAAGCACCCCCGCAATCCCTGCGACTCCGTCTATCATTCTGACGGTGTCCTTTATGTCTAACCAATCGGCCTGACCTATGCCCTACATCAAGCTGCAGATTCCTCCGGGCGTCTACCGTAACGGCACCGAATACCAGTCGGCCGGTCGGTATTACGACGCTTCCCTTGTTCGCTGGTTTGAGAACACAATGCGCCCGGTTGGCGGGTGGCGCAAGCGCAGCAACTCGCAGATGACGGGCCTGTGCCGCGGCTTTCTCAACTGGCGCGACAGCAGCGGCAACCGCTGGATCGCTGCCGGCACGCACTCCAAACTGTACGCGATGAACGAGGCTGGCACCTTGAAGGACATCACGCCTTCAGGGTTCACCTCTGGATCTGCCGATGGTGTCTCAAAAATCGGCTATGGATACGGACCTTATGGGTCATACGCTTATGGAGTTGCGCGTCCAGATACAGGATCTGCCACTGCTGCCACCACATGGAGTTTGGACACCTGGGGCGAGTATCTGGTGGGCTGCTCCAGCTCTGACGGCAAACTCTACGAGTGGCAGCTGGGCTTTTCCACGCCCACGCTGGCCGCTGCGATCGCGAACGCGCCGACCGGGAACGAGGCTGTTATGACCACCTCGGAGCGGTTCGTTTTCGCTCTGGGCGCGGGTGGCAATACCCGTAAGGTTCAGTGGTGTGATCAGGAGGACAATACAGTCTGGACGCCAGCCGCTGACAACCAGGCTGGAGACTTTGAGCTCACGACTGTGGGCGACCTCAAGTGCGGCAAGCGCGTTCGCGGTCTTAACCTCCTCTTTACTGACGTGGATGTACACACCGCCACCTATGTCGGTCTGCCTTACGTCTATTCGTTTGAGAAGGTGGGCTCGGCCTGCGGCGTGATTTCCTCGCAATCCGTGGCGGCGATTGAGACGGCCGCGATCTGGATGTCGCGCTCAGGCTTCTGGACTTATGACGGATACGTCAAGCCGCTACCCTGCGACGTCTCGGATTTCGTGTTTCAGGACATCAACTACACGCAGGCCAGCAAAAT